GCAGTATGAAGACCCTCTATCAGTAACAGTACTGCTAACATCATTACTGGTAGCATCCATAGTGGATGACCTGCTACATCACCTGCTGTTTTCATCTGCGTAAGGAAAGAAGAACTCGTTCATCATTCGGTCAGCATTATCAGCACCGAATCTACTAGACATGTATCCAAGGATAGGGTCTAGTTTTTTCATGTATGTATCAAAGTCTGCATAGAATGATGTGTCTTCACCAGTAGGTTGTGCTTCATCAACCATCTCTCGGTAGAGATTCAGATAATATCTGAAGGTTGGTAAGTACGTATCAACCTGATCAAACTCACAGTACCTAACAAAAATGTTCTCTGAAAAATGGTTGCCCATCTCAAAGAACCTGTAGTCTCTCTCTGCTTTAGGTAAAGTAGGTAGAGAGAACAAATGATTCTCAACTGGATGTTGAAAATCAAATACTATGATGACTTTCTTCTCAAAGAAACCCATGAGATCCATACCAAAACAGGGGAGGTTAGCCCCTGTCTTTGGATAGATTACATTGTTGTAAATATCTGATTTTTCATTGTAAATATCTACTCGTCTTGACTTTATAAAATGTGGAGCAGTAAAGATGTCTGCTGTTAATGTCAGATCACCTTTACCTTTCCATTCACACCACCGTGAATCAAATTTAAACTCAGGGAAAACATCATCAAGAACTTTTTTATAGTTGACCCAGAGGTCAACTGTATTAGTCATCAGATGCTAGTGATGCAAAGTATGACAGTGCATCGTCATCTTCAACGACTGCTTCCTTCTTTACAGCAGGAGCAGCACTCATTTTATCACGAAATGATGACTGTGCTTGAGCAGCGACTGGTTCATACTCTTCACTATCTACAGATGGTACTGTAGCACGTGGAGCAGACCCTAGAACGAGTTGTAACCTCTTCTCTAGGTCTTCGTATGATTTGAACTGATCTGCTGCTGTGAACGCTTCTAGCGAGTGTTCTTGCTTCCATGTCGCTTCCAATTCAGTATCATCTGAAGAAAGAGCAGACACACTATCAAACTCACTGCTGTCATAGTTCCAGAAACCTGCTACCTTTTTGATCTTCAACTTGAAGTTAGCACCTTCCCAAAGATCAAACACATTAATAGGTGTCTCATCTTGGAACTCAGGTTGCATTGCTGCAAGTATTTTATCATGAATCTTCTTGCCATACTTGTACAAGAATACTTTACCCTCATTCTCAGGGTGCTTTGGATCCTTGATGACTTGGATGTTACTGTAGTAAGACAACTTACGCTTCTGTCTACGTGCAGTATCTTTATCTGCATCGTCACCACTGTTCCATAGTCTACGGTTAACCTCACCTACTGGATCCTTATCACCTAGTGTAGTGCGAGAGTTCTCAATGTACCAACCACCTGTTCCTTGGAATGCATGTGAATAAACCTTTGCCCAAGGTACAGTCTCACCTTCTGGTGCTGGTAGGAATCTTATTACTGCGTACCCATTACCTGATGCATCTACTTCTGGTTTCCAGAAGCGTTCATCAACTTGTCTGGTACTTACTGTTTTTTCTAATTCTTTTTGTAAAAATGCTAGATTACCTTTCTTTTTTAGATCTGCGAATGACATATTGTTTCGGATTTAATTGGATTTGGGGTGGGAGGTTGGATTAATGTATACCAACAAGTACAGGGCATTGCTACATGAGTAGATTTTTACTGTACTATCTGAGACCCATCTGGTAGGATGATTCTGTGCGAACACAGCGAGCACCACCTCTGTCTCATCACCTTAACTAGCCTTATGCCAGCAAGTTTATTCAGTCACTCCCGTGTCAAGGAGCTACCCCGACATTTATATTTATAGCACGGATTTGAGAGGTTGTCAAGGACTTTTTAGATTAGGTGTAGTTTTGTAACTAGTAGGTTGTTGAACTCTTCTCTGCGTTACTAAAAGATTCATAGCAATAGTAATCCTCAGTCCATCCGATGTGTTGGGAGCAACTAAATGTGGATAATGTGCTGGAAAAATAATTATATCTCCCTCGGAAAGTTTAGGTTTATAAACCTCAAACGAAGGTAAACTCACGCCCTCATCCAAACCAGATGCCCTGTAAGCAGAGTGATTATTATTATAAAACCTAAAGTTCTGAGTGTGCTCTTCATCTAGTTTATAATAATATACTGCACTTAGATTACAATGACTAGCAGCATGGTTGTGATACTCCTGAAAGTATCCTTTACTATATTTGTTAGCCCAACACTCCTGAAACACAGGTTCATATCCTTTCTTTAAAGGAATATTATCAAAAAAATCTCTGAAAATAGGTTCAAGTATCGGGAACCACTTCCTCCATGGACCACTTTCATTATTAGGGTGCTGAAGACTAGTGCCTACATTACCAAGCCAATTATCAGGGTTGTGAAAATTATTATCATCTTCTATGAAATCTTCTAATAAATCTCTTGTCTTTTGTTGATCATGTTCTTTAAGATTATTTCTATAGTACCATGATGGTGCGAATGCTGTCAGTCCATAGCTATTAGGATCAGTGTTCATCATTATCTATTTGCTTCTCAAATACTTCAAGTTTTTTTAATAGGTCATCAAACATATCATTGACACTAAGATTAGGGTTGCCACCCAACATTACAATTGCATTCTTCATGTTATCAAGAACTGACTTTGCTTCTGGGTCATCACTCAACTGAAGACGGGCATGAAATATCTTTTGTTTCTCAAGCAACAACTTCATTGCTTCAAAATATTCCAACTTCTTCTCCTTATTAAGGAGAGCAAGATTAGTTACTGATCTAAAACAAAACTCTTGAAGGGCAGCCATCTCTTGGATGTCACCTCGTACTAATTCTGATTGAAAGAACTTACTCATACTAGCATCAACTTGGCACGACTTGTTTTCTTCATGTAATTTAATCTCTGTGCTTCATATTTAAGCTTTTCTTTCAGTGGTTTTGATATCAGTTTAGGTACTGATTCCACTTCAATTTCATTCTGATCACAAAGGTGAAGCACTGCATCTATGTAGTTCATATCAACATTAGTCACAGCAATCTTCTCTACCTCTTGGGAGAATTTTGCACTAGTCATAAATTTATCTTCAAGTAAGTTTTTCTTTTCCATATTTGTTTTGGTACTCGTCTATGTACTGTATGAGTTTAAGAAGGTACTCCTTCTTAGGTGGTTTGATTACTACTTGAGTTTCACCATTCTCACACGCAACAATAGTCACGAGTTGTTTGACAGTAATACTGTAGAGTTCTTGAAGACAACATGCATATGCTGTCTCTTGAACAAAATAATCATAGAGATATGCTTCTCTTTTAGGAGCAGCAGAAGTTTTAAAGTCTATGATAGATAGTACTCCATCAAAATCAGCGATACAATCTACACGACCAGCAACTTCTAAATTATCTGAATAAAGAGCAGCCTCCTGTAAGTATATATTATCAATGCGGTCAAGGGTTTTCTTAGTCTGCTCAAACATCACCACTGGAAGTGGAGATTCTTTGTACTCTTCTATGTCTAAGTCCTTGTTAAGGTAGTCCTCAACTATAGAATGGAAGTTTGTACCACGTGTAGCAGAACGAGTAGAGATGGCAGCTGCTTTCTCTGCACCCACTCTCCTTCTCCACTTAGCAAGACCTGCTTGCTTCTTAGCATTGTTACCAATGACAGTAGTGATTGATGGATAGAAGTTACCATCTGGTGTAGAGTATAACCTCTTACCATCTACCATCTTGGCAGTCATCTCTATGGGTGTTAATGTCATAGATTTAATGTCATCTTACTAATAAGATATGACTTGACAAGTCCTGAACGAACGATGTCATTGATACCAAATTCTACCATAGAAAACTCATCCATACCCTCAAGGATACGTTGGAAGTCTAGGATGCCATTGCGTTCGTTAGTTCTCTGTAGATCTGATTGGTTTACATCACCACAGAATACTATTTTACTGTCCTGACCCACACGAGTTATGATAGAGTCAAGCTCATGGAAATTAAGGTTCTGACATTCATCAACGATAACAATAGCATCGTCAAGAGTAGTACCACGAAGGAATGAAGTTGACCAGAAAGAAACAGTCTCTTGGTGTTTAAGATTATCATATAACATATCAAAGCTAACATCATCAGGCATCTCAAACATATGCCTAACCATATTCTTGTATGGTATCTGGTATAGTTCTGCCTTATCCTCATGAGTACCAGGTAAGAACCCTATCTCACGTGTGGATACAAGAGACCTCACGATATAAACTTTATCGTATGGTGACTCTTCATTCATCACATCCTTAAGTGCTAAGTACAATGCAATAAATGTCTTACCTGTACCTGCTGCACCATAAGCAAAGAGATTCTTTTCTTCACCCCACTTATCAAAGAACAACTGTTGGTTCTCTGTAATAGGATTAACATCAAGGAAGTACTTCTGATTAATAGGTTTCTTCCTCTTCATCATCTTCTTGGACATGCCTTGAACTGATGGTTTCTTTTTCACTGCCATATATTATTCACCCCACTGGTATCCACGGCGGTCAAATCCTTTGTCAACTTTACCTACTCTACCAATAACATCCTTCCATCCTGGATGAGTCTTTGACATCTTATCACGCCAGTCACCTACCTCGGCAACGTCTCCACAGACACCCTTAGACCAGTCTTTATCCCAGTCTGGATTTTCTTTACGCCACTCATCATAAGCAGCGATTGACATGGTAAGTTCTTTCTCCTCACCAGTTTCTTTATTTCTTACAGGATATGTTGGCATAGTTTTAATTGAATGGTGTCTTGCCACCATGATTGAACTGAATGTTATCAAGAATTATTTTTTGGTGGATCTGAGTAGGAACACCTGCTGACCAGTCTTTATCCCAGTCAGGATTGTCCTTCCTCCACTCATCATATTCTTTAACAGACATAGAGAGTTCTTTTTTCTCTCCTGTCTTTTTATTAATCACAGGGTATGTTAAAGCCATCCTAATGCCTCTGATACTATTGGAAACTGTTCTTTAAAAACTGACCGAACCATCTCTGCTATCTCCATGTGTTCCTTTTGAGTTCCATGAGCAGAACGTAAGTCTATGTAGTGTACCCAAGAACGTACACTCCCTGTCATATATAACCGAGTTGGTGTAGCAAGAGGTAGTACAAACCGAGCACACTCCTTAGCAACACCATCCTTCAGCATGTTTTGATACAACCTCATCCCTTGCTTGAAATGTTGTTGCATCTTCCTATTATAATGATTGATCTTTCTCTGATCCATATCATCAGTAGAATTCTGACGGTTCTTTAAGTCTTGTCTACGTAGTTCAGGCAAAGGAATCTCATCAGCAAGTAGACTGCTATCAGCATACCTTTGAGAGAACTCTTGATATGTAAATGATCTATGCCTTAGTATCTGTGCAGCAAGACCACGAGTGGTCTCAATCTCCACAGTCATGTGTGCTTGTTCAAAAACCGACCAGTGTTGATGCTTTATGCAATACTTTAGCAATCCAGCCACGTTTGGGTTGTCTTGGTTGTTCGGGTTGCTCACCCTCGCCACGTAACCCATCGTCTCCTCTGCTTTGGGTGTGACTGTTATCAGTTTCACTTGTTGCATTATTTTTCTTCAGTGATTTTCTTATATACTTGGCGTACTTAACCTCTTCCTTAGTATACCACTCTGGATGCTTTTTGGCAAGCTTTATTATTTTCTTCGCACTCTTTCTCTTGTCCTTCCTCTGACTCTCTTCCACTAACATATTATTGCGGTGTAACTAAGTATTTATACAACTCTGGACACAAAAAAATCTGGGAAAAAAATTTCCCAGATTTATGTAAACCAAAAGTGAATTTTGGTTTTACTATGCAGTAACTAATTTCTTAGCAACTTTGATACCACGATACATTAGATCATAGTTTCTCTGTTGTGCTGCAGCTTGTACCATCTTGCGGTACTCTTCAGTGTCATACGAGACACCACGGTAAGTGACTTGTGCCATTGGCTTGTCCTCGGATAGGGTGGATGACCCCGTTCCTTCAGTCGGCATTTGCGTCCTCGTTAAAGGATGAACGTATCCGTTCCGTGTCGGCTTACTTGCGACCCTTCTGGGTTGAACGATTGTGTTAATATTAACACAGGTATATTATATAGTCAAGTAGATATGTATTGGTTGATACAATTTGTAATATTAATC